AGCCTCGAAGGTGGTAGGGTCGCACAGGTCAATCCCTATTCTGCTACCTATCATTCTTGCTATCGGCTCGTATTCTTCTTTCGAGCATTCCTTTTCTAAAGGGATCACAATTCTTAGCCTCGGTTTTGAAGTTTTATGCTTTCTGGTGCTGTACACTAAAGCCCTATAACCTAACAAGTCTATAGACCGGTAAACGTCCTCCGTATCAGAGTCATCCATGTTATCAAGGTCTAAAGTGATAAGGCTCCGGCTAAGAACATTCTGCGCTTTCCGGATGCCGTCCTTTAAAGTACCGCCTACAAAGCCTCCCACGTCCTTAAGGCTGTCCTGCTTGTCCTTAGGAAAAGCAAGATACTCTTCCATGGTTTCCTTGCCTACCTTAGGAGTTTTAAAGAGCGCGAGGAACCCATCCCAAGTGACGGCCTTTTCTTTCCAATCTTTACTTTTTCGGCTTTTGGCCGTACTAATCCTTTTGATAGAAGTATCCATCGAATCCCGCTCCCTTAAGTATCAATCCCTTAGCCCAAGGTATAGGAATGGCGAAAATATCGCATAACTCCTCTACTGTGAGGCTTTCGTCTGCTTCCACGATTATTTCATCGTGTACATGGAAAACAGGCTGTAAATTCTGTTCTGCTATCCTATCAAGAGTCACACATAAACAATCCCGGGCAATGGCCTGCACGATGTTCTCCACAAGCTTCCCTCCGAAGGTCTGCTCCTCTCCCCATTTCTTCGTAGTTTGGTTCTGGGAAAAGAATGTTAGCACTTCACCAAACCGCCCTGCTCCGGCAAAGGGCTTACAATAGAACAGCTTCCGCTTACTCGGTAGTTCGATTGTTAAGAAACGAAGGCCGTTGTTTAAGTCCTCTTCCAGCCTAAAGATTAAGCCGTTGTAGGTTCTTGCCCTTCCGTCCTTCGTAGTAGCTAGAGCGCACTCTCCGACCTTGTACCAAAGCTTTACAATGTTCTTATTGGCATTCCTCCATCTGGTAACGATTTCCGGAAGCTCTTCTTCCGATAGGCCCATACTTAGAGCCCCCATAGAAATTAGAGCGTTCGTTCCTCCTTGATAGCCTAAGGCAAGAGTCGCAACCTTACCTTTTTGACGGAGAGCGTATTCCGGATTCCCTTTTGTAATCTTTTCAATAGGAACATGGAACATCTGAGAAGCAGTCGCCTCATAAATTTTTCCATGCGTTGCAAATACCTGATTTACCCATTCTTCCCTTGCAAGCCAGGCGATAACTCTCGCCTCAATAGCGGAGAAGTCGGCCACAACATACTTTTTACCGTTCTTAGGGACAAAAGCAGTACGGATAAGCTGAGACAGGGTGTCTGCTATGCTTGGATAGATTAGATCCAGCGTTTCATAGTCCCTTGCCTTCACAATCTCCCGAACATCCTCTAATGGCTCTAAGTAGTTCCTGGGCAAATTCTGCATCTGCACAAGGCGACCGCTGAACCGTCCTGTCCTTGCTCCGTAGAACTGTGAAATGCCTCGAACTCTTTCGTCCTTACATACACAAGCTAGAATCGCATCGTACTTCTTAACGGAGGTCTTTCCAAGCTGCTGCCGAATCTCTAAAGCCCTGCGTACATTAGGAGGGAGATTTCCGGATAAAGCATCCTGCACGTCCTTCTTCTGAATGCTCTTAAGCTCTATGCCCTGTGCATTTACCCATTCCAGAAGTTGCGTTGGACTGTTTGGATTATCTAATCCGGTTAAGGCTATAGCTTCATTTGTAAGACGCTGCACACTTTCCTCTTGAATTGCCAGAGCTCCTGTTACCAGCTCTAGGTCTACTCCTACGCCGGTGTAGTTCATAAGAACATCCCTTCGCCATCTCTCCCACTCAAGCTCCGGAACAGGGAAGGAGGAAAGCTTTCTTTCTATCGCCCTCTCCGCTTCTACATCCTTAATGTTATAATCTTTAAAGAGATTCCATTTATCTGCATCCGGCTTATAAGGACCAAGACAGAAGTATTTGATTAACTGTCTACCTACTGCAAGCTTCTTCTTGTCTTCCGGTAGCCCTACAGCTTCTCCGGTAGCTTCCAGTCCTGCCGGAAAACCTAAGTACATGGCATGAATCATGGTACATTGCCACTGCTCTATAGGTGTTTCATATCCCATTCTATTTAAGCAAAGCCACTCAAAAGAAGCGTTGTATGCGTGCTTGATTACCTCTTTATCCTGTAAAGCCTGTAAAAGAAAAAGGGGTATTTCCTCCCCCTTTTCTAAGTCGATAACTTCCACAGGCTCATCATCAAAGGCATAGGCTAGGAGCATGATGCGAAACGCTTCTGACTCTGCATATTTAAAGGCTCCGCATTTTCTAATGTCCACATCCGAAGATGTTTCAATGTCGATACTTAAGTGCTTCATAGCCCCTCCTTCTGATTAAAGAATATCGTCTACGCTGTCGTCCTCTGCGAACTCGAAGCCGTCTCCGAATGCGCTTTCTGCCGTTACCTGTACACCGCCTAATGGCTCTCCATCACGGACAAACTGAATACCGTTAAGTCCGCAGGCAATACCCTTGTTGCCGTTGGAGTTGTAAGCATAGAAGTTGATGTTTGCTCTTACATAGCAGCCACTGTATACGGCAGTCTGGTCTAAGATACGCTGCAGGTTCTTGTCTACTACTAATGGCGGGCGGTTCTCATTTGCCTTCGCCGTAATAATGTAGTGATCGTGGCACTCCTCGCCATAAGGCTCACCGTCTGTAGGTCTTGTTCCGTCACCGTCTACGAAAGAGATAGTAAGCTTCGGAGGAATCTTCCCTTGGAACTTATTATCCTTTCCTAGCTGCTTAGCTTCCTCGATGGCACTTTCTACAGCCTTAATGGTATTGGTGTCAGACTTTGGAACCAGTAAAGTAGCCTGGTACTTAATGTTTCCGGATAAGTCCGCTGCCGGCTCAAAGATGTGCGCATAAGATAATCTAACGATTCCTGTAGTAATTGCTGTTCCCATAATTAATTTTCTCCTTCTTCTGTAAACATGGACTTAACGTCCTGAATTGATGGTCTTATATCACTAGAAAGCGTAAGTGTTGGCTTTCCTTGCGATTTTGTTACGTATCCTCCTACTAAGGAGGCAAACTTCTTTTTCCCTAGAAGCTTCTCAATCTTTGCTAAGGATAAAGGTGTGGTCTCATAGAGGTCTTTCTCCTCTGTTCCGTCCTCTATGATTACTTCAAAGGCTTTCTTTTCATCGCTCCATACTCTGCTGGACCTTCCTTCTACTGCCTTGTAGCCTTTGATTTCGTTTCCGGCAAGAAGCTGTTCCAGGGCATAATCCTCTAAGTCTTTTATCCATTTTGGAAAATCTGATACCATTGCAAGGATTTCCCCGATTTCGGCGTTGGATAAAGTGTAAGGATCTTTTTCCTGAAGGAACATAGTAGCTAGGTTCTTGTCTGCCCTTGCCCTACAGGTGTACTTCGCCTTGCAGAATAGGCAGGTGTGTTCTGATGGAGCAAACTCTCCGCCACCTTTAAAGGCAAGGTCTGCTATAGGCTTAAGCTTCTCTGCAAAGTCCAGTAAGTGCTGTACATCACATTCCCATGTTTTAGGCTCTGCGGAGAGTCTCGGCTGCACAATCGTAAGCTTTACATTTTCAAAGTCGTAGAATGAACTGTATAGGTCATAGGCACCTAATGCGTAGATCATTAACTGGCTGTTTTCTACCGGTGATACTTCTACTCCTCTCCCATATTTAAAATCTATAACATGCAGGGTTTTCTCACTGACGATCACACAGTCCACAGTACCGAAGCCTTCCGGGATATAGCTTGATAGGTCAAGTTCTACTTCAATAAGTGGCAGTCCGTTCTCTTCTTTAGCTGTATCTATGCAGTAGTCCGCATAGATGTTTGTACAGGCGTCCATTTCCTTAGTAAAAAGGGGATTTTCCTTAAGGGCTTCATACTCGGACATACTCACATCTTCGCCAAGTTGGACTTTTACTTTGAGTTCGCAAAGTTCGTGTGCTACCGTCCCCTCTTTAGCTGCATCGGATTCTTTAGTCTGACAACACTTCTCTAACCTTGCAGAGGGCGGACAAGCCATCCATCTATGCGAGCCACTGGCTGATAGTAGGGCGTGCGCCCTGTTCTCATGTTCCGGCATTAGATTTCTACCCCCACTTTACGGATGCCCTCTACAAACTCGGGAAGCTTGTCATTAGGCAGCAGGGAAAGCCTTTCTACTCCCAAGGACTGTAGGATAGGCTTTAGCTTCTTTGCTCCGTCCTTATCCTTTAAGGTGTAGTCCTTCACAGCTTTGATTACCTGCTCAAGACTTAAGCCGGATTCTTCCTTCTTAGCTTCAACTGCCTCTTCTTTCTTAGGCTCTTCCTTTACTACTTCTGCCTTTGCCTCCTTCACTGCCTCATTAGTCTTCTCCGGAACGCTACCTTTAATGCTTTCCGCTACCTTCTTAGCGATAATCTCCGCTAAGGTATTAAATTCATCGTTGCCTAGTGTTAATGTCATAGTTCTTCCTTTCCTAACGCTATAAATAAACCTACTGTTACTAAAAACTGTAATGCGGCCGCTGCCAATCCGGCTAACTTGTATTGCTCTCCTACGGGTCCGATGCAAAGGGATTTACCGAGGCAGTAACCTACTACAAATAAAAGCAGTATCGAAAATCCCAGTATTCCTAATTCAAGTCGTCTCATGATGTTAGCCCTCCTGGCTAAGTGATTAGCACCCCTCATATACTGCTATAGTGAGCCGGATGGAGTGTACTGCAGCGTAACCCATCACAACTGCCATCAGCTCCGGCTTTCCTAGACTGTCAAGTTCAGCTCTAATCTTCTCTTCAAGCTCTTTTTCTTCTTCCAGAGCTTCTTCGTAGGTATAAGCTAGCTTGTCTTTCATTCTCTCGCCGTCTCCTTTCTTTCCTTTTCAGGTACTCCAGAATGTGCATAAGCACTACCCCCAGCACTACGCTTGCCAGTAAGCACCCGGTAAATGCATCCGCTCCTATCGTTTCGGTATCAAGGGCGGAGACTAC